CTTCATCATGAATTATGAAATTTGCAGCAACAATTTGTGTAGGGCAAATTATTGGTTTTTTAAGAAGTGCAGCTTCAAGCAAAACCATTCCCAATAAAGTTTCCTTCAATTGTCCAATCGTCATTCGCGAAGGAATAGCGTGCGGGTTAATAATAATATCGGGTCGTATACCATCTTCTCCAAATGGCATATCATCTTCAGCTAATACAAGTCCGATAGTTCCCTTTTGTCCGTGTCTACTACTGAATTTATCTCCAATGGTTGGTTTACGTCTTGTTCTAATTCGGACCTTGGCAAACGTGTATCCGTCACCATTTCTATGGACATAATTTTTATCAATATAACATTCTTCGTGCGTTCTATGAGCTTTACTATGGTCTTGATATTTAATTACTTTGGTATGATCATTGCGATTTTCTTTGATGGGGATAACTTTTCCAAGAATAATATCTTTATTTTCAACAAGAGTATTTTCTGGAATTACGCCTTTATTATTTAATTTGTCATAATTTCCGAATTTCATTCCTTTTGTTTTTGAAGTGTCTGGTCTACATCGGATCTCTTCGTCTCCATGTATTTTCTTATCTTCATCTTTATCAGAGTGATAAATTGTTGCTCCGAACAAACCTCTATCCAAAGCAGCCTGATTAAATATTATACTATCTTCTTGATTATATCCAGTATAAGTCATAATTGCAACATTAACCATTGAACCCGATGGAATCAGATTTAATTTTACAAAATTCATTAATCGTGTATCTACGAGAGGTCTCATTGGATATGATAGAATATATGCAGTTTTATCCATCCTATTATCAAAGTTTGTTGCATACATTCCCATTGCTTGTTTTCCCATAGCGCATTGATATGTATTTCTGGGAGACTGATTATGTTCAGGGAAAGGAATACACGAAGCTAAAATGCCGAAGATAGTACTCGGATGTATTTCACAATGTGTAAAATTATATTTATATTTATCTTCAATATCATCCAGTAATTTTTTGGGCGTCATTGATATCATTGAATAATTTTGTTCTTCTGGATCTAGATATTCTATGATTGATTCTGGAATTTCATGATTCAACATAAAGTCGTCCCATTTTAATTCACCCGAAAATATTTTTTGTGAAATGTTTTCATTAATTAGTAAATTATTATTTTTCACTCTTAATAAAGGTCTCGTAGGTCTACCAGCATCATTGCAGATTCTAATTTCTTTAGTTACACAATCGAAGATAATACTTGTGTAAATATTTAAGATTCCATCCGATTTTTTTTCCTTTAAGAATTTATAAAGTTTAATAGGTGTATCAGTGATTCCAATCCAAGCACCATTAATCAATACTTTAACCTCATCGTATAATTGATCGGGTTCACAATCATCAATTGGTTGAATTCGGGGTTTTATAATATCATATATTGGTTTACTATCCGACCTAATTGTTATATGTGCTAAATACGATAAATTTTTTACAACGCCTACGGGAGCGCCTTCTGGAGTCTCTGCCGGACATATGTATCCCCATCCAGTACCATGTAATTTTCTGGGAGGAATCAACTTGCCACTTTTGTCAATTGGTGTATTCACTCGTCTTAAACGCGAAAGACTTGATACATATGTTAATCTGTTTAATACCTGCGCTACTCCAACTTTATTTGAATTGGAATTTTTAACACCAAAGTCTCCAGTAGCCAATGCTCTCTTAATTCCGTTTTCAATAGTAGTCGATTTGACAATTTATAAATATTTGTACGATTTATAATATTCAAGAAATTCTCAGTAGATCGCCAAGATCCATTGTTAATTTCTCTCACAATCTGTTTGGACATATCCTTTACAAGCTTGTTAAAATAATTTCTAAATAAATTATTCAAAAGAGTGCCTGTTAAATCGAGGCGTTTATTCAAATAAGAATCTCTGTCATCGACCTTCCTCCATCCAAAACTTGTTGAAAGTAATTTATTTGTCATATATCCCAGAAAATATATTTTTTGTTTTTCAGTTGGGCAATGAGGAAACAAATCATTTCCAAGTACATTAACTGTGAATTCCTTTTTCTTTCTTTCACCAGTTTCTTTATCCATATTAATGGGAGTATACATCGCGTGCGATACAATATAATTCAATGAATCCTCTTGAGTAATACATTGATTTGCTTCTATAATGGATGCCTTTAATGAGACTAGCATTTTTTTCATTTTTTTTGCTTTTGTGTTCAAAATAATATAAGAGCAAATTTTTTCATCTTTAATGATTCCTAGAGCGCGAAATAGAATGAAGAGGGGAATTGGTTGTTTGATGCGTGGGATTTGTATTTGAATCGGATGTCCGAATCCGTTGTTTTTTGTGCAGATTATTACCTTGATCTGTTTGGGAGATATACATTTAAAATCGGGAATTGATTTAATTTCTGCTGCCCAAGACCATTTGTTATTATTTTTCATGATATTAAAACACATTACTCTGTTTTCAGCAGCTCGTTCTTGAGTAATAACTGTTTTTTCTGAACCATTGATAATAAAATATCCACCCGCATCAAATCTGCATTCTCCAGTTATATCCGCGTTTAAATGAGAATTTTGTGTTAAAACGCAAATTGCAGATTTAACCATAATTGGCAGCTTACCAATGTGGATTTTTGATAGTTTTTTATAATGGGTTTCACACTGTTGTAGATTTTCTCCATATCTATGTACTATTTTAACATCTAAATCCAAGGTCATCGCTGAAGCATATGTGAAATTTCGCATTCTAGCCTCTTGAGGATACATGATTTTAGTAGCACCATTATTTTCATGTATCTGTGGTCGATATATATGAAAATTAGTAAATGAAATAATAAGTTCTAATTTATATTTTTGACTATCTGGATCAAAGTCATGTTCGGAATGAATTGTTACTGGATTAAACATATCTATCGTTTTTTGAATTTGAGTTGTTGTGAAATCATTGTATGACTCGATTTGATGCCGTATACATCTAGTCAAATGCTGCCCCTTAAAATAACTTTCTATAATTTTCCATGATAATTCGGTATCGATATTCCTATTATTAGACATTGTTTTAAAATCCATTTTGTAATTAATTTATATTTCAATTTATCTTTAAATAGTATTTGAAAATAAGAATCAATATAATATTATATAATATTATATGAGCAATCCGAAAAATCCTAATAAAAATATTGATCCAAGTAATAACAATAATATAAATCTTATTATAACAAGCGATTCAAGTAAAAATATTATTAATAATCTATTTTTTTCACCCCTACAAGATTCAAAGAGAGATAAAAGTGACAACAATAATCAAGTAACTACTGATAATAAAAAAACAGACATAAATAGTAATAATGTATTATTCTTAATGAAAATAAATGGTATTTTAAATGAATTAAGGAAAAGTAGAGAGGAAAAAAATAAAAACAAAAATAAAAATAGTAAAATTATTGCAAAGAGTTTGGATAAGGTATTTGAAAATAGTAACAATGATAATAATTTATTAATGATTCCGTTTATCAAACCGGAAAATAGAAAAGATGTTGATGAGATGATGCGTAAAATTCGAGACCGTTATGATTCAATATATAACAACGATCCTTCCATGAATATAGTTAAAAATTCAAGACCGATATTTAAAAATTCAAGTACTCAAATCCCGGATCCACCTCCTAATAATTTTGGTCCATTATTTATTCAAGGAAGCCGATGTGGTATGGGAAATTGGGGTTATAATAATGTAAATTGGACAAGTGGTAATTTATTGCAACCTCTTGTTAAAAATCCGCCACCTATTCCTCCCCCATTTATTATAAAAAAAACAAAAGTTAACATTGAGAGAGAAATTAATGGATTAGATGATATTTTAAAATTAATAGAGGATTATCCATTGAAATTGGACATAGAATACAATATAAATATGAAAGCGATGCATGACATTAAAAAACCTCTTGTAGAATTAAATGAAATGATAGGAATGTGTAAATTAAAAGATTCTATTACTGATCAAGTGATCTTTTTCTCTCAAGATTTGCATAAGGATAATGATTTTATGCACACGGTTATATACGGTCCTCCGGGAACTGGTAAAACTGAAATTGCTAAGATAATGGGAAAAATATTTTCATCTATTGGAGTTTTGAAAAATAATAAGTTTAGAAAAGTTACAAGAGCTGATCTAATTGCCGGATATTTAGGACAAACCGCAATTAAAACTCATGATGTAATTTCGGATTGTTTAGGAGGAGTGCTTTTTATAGACGAAGCATATGCTTTAGGTAATAGAGAGAAAAGAGATAGTTTTGCCAAAGAGTGTATAGATACTCTGTGCGAAGGATTGAGTGATCATAAAGATAAACTAATGGTAATTATAGCAGGTTATGAAGATGATTTAAATAAGTGTTTCTTTTCTTATAATCAAGGATTAAATTCGAGATTTCCATGGAGATTTCATACAGATGATTATAAAGCAGCTGAGTTAAATTTAATTTTTCAGAAAAAAGTGAAAGAAATTAGTTGGTCGTTGGAAAAGGATATTTCCGATAGTTGGTTTGAATCAAAAATGGAATACTTTAAATATTTTGGACGCGACATTGAAACATTGCTTGCAAAAACCAAGATAGCTCACGGAAGGCGCGTTTTTTGCAAGCCAAAAAATGCAAGGCGTGTTTTAACCATGGAGGATATTAATAAGGGATTCGGTATGTTTATTGATAATAATGAGGTGAAAGATCGAAAGGGTAGTGGTGGTATTATGAATCATATGTATATATAATCCGTTTATTACCTCTTTTTTTTATAAATTATTTTATTATTATGAGTGCTAAAAAAACCATACAAATTAATCCTAATTTCTTTAAATTAAGCGGGAAGGGAAAAACAAGGAGAAAAAAAGAGAAAAAGGAAAAAAGAAAGGATCTTAGAATTTCCATAAAACCAAATAATATCAAAAAGAAATTAATGGCAAAAATCAAAGAACATCAAAGTCAAAATGTCCAGGATAACAACGCTACTCTTACTGTAAAGAAGGACGAAGAAGCCCAAGAAAAATTTACGAAAGACTTTAATAAACAAATAGATTATTTAGAAAAAATTATTGGAAATAAAAAAGAGAAAGAGCGCAAAAAAAAAGAAGGAAGAGAACAAGAAAGTCTCCAGATATAACTTCTTCCGTATCTAACACTATATCTAACACTATATCTAACACTGTATCTAACACTATATCTAACACGGATCCTCCATATGGTTGTTTAAAAAATGGAAAGAAACCCACATATTCTCAATATAAAAAAACATTGAAAGTGCGAGAAAGAGTTGCGTTCCCAATAGAATTGGGTGAGTTTCCAAAAGAACCGGTAATACTTCCAAAAAAAGAGACAATTCGTGAAAACCGGCTTGAAAAATTAAAAAAGAGAATGGCTACTCCCAAAAAAGATAAATCTATCCAAAGATTGGTTTCAGTTAAAAAAACTATTAAAATTTACAAATTAGGGAAAAATATAAAAAATGCAATGGTTGGAGTTTTAGTTAAATCGGGAAAAACGCGAAAACGTATACGTAAAGAACAGGATATTTTGAGGAAAAAATGTTTATCAGAGATTAAAAATTATCTTAGAAAACATAATTTAATAAAAATTGGATCATCAGCTCCTGAATCAGTATTAAGAAAAATATACGAGGATTCTTTTTTGGCGGGTAACGTATATAATAAAAATCCAGACAATTTGCTACACAATTACTTAAATAATGAAGATTTTAATTAATCAAATGATATTAAATACATTTTAGATCTTTATATAAATGACATTGATTGCCGATTATATAAAGCATGAAGATAAATATGTTAAGAGATATGGTACCGAAACTATTTTTTTAATGCAATGTGGTTCATTTTTTGAAGTGTACAGTTGTAAAAATAATGGTATTTTTTTGAATAATAGAATAATTGAATTTTCGCAGGTTTGTGAGATGAGAATCGCTAATAAAAAATCAACGCACAATGGAATGTCTGTATATATGTCCGGGTTCCCTGAAATCCAATTGGATAAGTATATTAAAAAGTTGAATCAAGCTGGTTATACCGTTCCTGTATGGGTGCAGGAACGCAATAATCCAAAAATTAGGAAAGAGCACGGCATTTTTTCTCCAGGTACCAATTTTGATTTGACGCATAATAAAATATCAAATAAAATAATGACTGTATGGATAGAAATGTATGAGAAAACTATGTTAAATAAAAAGCCTAGAGTATGCTGCGGTATTGCATGCGTTGATATTATATCAGGAGATGTAATGACCTTTCAAAATCAAGAAGAGTATTTCCACTGCCCTACGACATTTGATGAATTGGAAAGGTTTTATTGTAGTTATAAACCAAATGAATTGGTTATAATTCATAATTGCACGGAATCTCAGATTAAGGATATAATTTCATTTGCTGACATCGATAGTAATCTTATTCACATTCTTTCTATGAACTGTGAATATACTGAATGGAGAGATTCTATTAAAAACTGCCAAAAAGAAACTTATCACGAAGTTGAACTTAGTAGATTTTATGATATACCCGATTACGATTTATTTTATGATACATATAAATTGAGGGAACGAAGATTTTCAACTCAATCACTTGTATTTCTATTGAATTTTTTAGATTTTCATAATAATGATCTTGTGAAGCAATTGAAGATGCCCTCATTTATAAATATTGACGAGCGTCTTAGATTAGGCAATCATTCACTGAGACAACTTAATATTATCAGTACTGGTCGCAAGGGTAAATTATCATCTTTAGAATCTTTAGTGAATAAGTGCAAAACGTCTATGGGAAAGAGATGGTTATACCATAAATTGTTAAATCCCGTCACAGATCATGAATATCTCGAAAAAGAGTATTCGATGCAAGAATATATATTGAAAAATGTTGAATATAGTGGAATTTACTCATCTATGGGATCTATAATGGATTTTGAAAGGTTCTTTCGCAAGATTATTCTAGATAAGGTAGCGCCCTCTGATTTATCTATGTTATACGACAATTTAAATATGATTTCTAAAATTCACCAAATGACAGAAGCTGATAAATCACTAAACAGTTATTTAAATTCACCAAATCTCTCCAAATCCGTAGATTTACTAAGAAATAAAATGAATGATTCCGTAATACTGTCTATAGCTTCTACAATATCATGCTGCGATTTTGAAACGAATATATTTATACGCAATTTGTCAGGGAAAAAAAGACTGGATGATGTCGAGTATGAATATATAGAAAAAATAAATAGATTAGAAGCCATTCGCAAATTCTTAGATGATCTAATCCCAGAAAATTCAAAAAAGACGAAGGAAAAGGTAAAAGTTCATCAAACCGAGAAAAGTGGGCAATTTCTGATAACTACCAAAACGAGATGGGGTAAGTTAAACAAACATTCCATGAAAAAGACAATTGCATATAAGTGTTTTACCCAGTCTGAAAGTTTTTTGTTTGATCAGTCGGCAGTAACAAAAACATCTGCTACTGGGAATAATGTTCGATTAGATTCATTACAGTTAAATCAATTATATGGAGAGATTTCAAAAAGAAAGTCTAATTTTAAAGAAGTATTAAAAACCGTTTATAAAGAGTATATTCAATCTTTTCTTGAATTTAAAAATAAATTCAATGTGATTATAAATTATCTGGTTCGTTTGGATTTTCTTTTAACAAGAGTACACGTCGCTAAAATATACAATTATTGTAAACCACATATTGATAATAGTAAAACACAATCATTTTTTAATGCAAAAGATATTAGGCACCCGTTAATAGAACATCTACAGGACAAAGAAATTTATGTACCGAATGATGTATCAATTGGGTTGGAACATACTGGTATTTTGTTATTTGGAACCAATGCTGTGGGAAAATCAAGTTTGATTAGAGCTATTGGTATGACAATCGTCTTAGCACAAGCAGGATTTTTTGTACCGTGTAGTAGTTTGCACTTTAAACCATATACCTCCGTATTCACAAGAATTTTAGGAAATGATGATATTTTAAAGGATTAAGTTCGTTTGCAGTAGAAATGAGCGAATTGGGAAGTATTTTGCGCAGCGCCAATAATTCGAGTTTGGTACTGGGTGATGAATTATGTTCTGGAACAGAAACTTCCTCAGCTTTATATATAATTAGGGCAGGATTATCGTGGCTTCATGCAAGAAATTCGTCATTTATTTTTGCTACTCACTTTCATGAATTAATAGATAAAGAAGATATTTTAAAGCTAAATCGATTGGTTATGAAACATATGGTAGTAGAATATGATTCAGTAACAGATGCACTTATTTATAATAGAAAGCTTCGAAATGGTTCTGGGACAAGACTTTACGGTTTAGAAGTTTGTAAATCACTTGCTATACAAAAAGAGTTTTTAGATTTGGCAAATAGATTGAGATGTTCCGATAATCCAAGTAGCAACGTAGTTTTAGCTAGAAAATCCGCAACATATAATGCTAAAAAAACAAAAGGAAATTGTGAGATCTGTCAAAAAAAGTCGAAAGATATACATCATATGAATCCCCAAAAAATGGCAAATGAAGGAGGGTTTATTGGTACATTTCATAAAAATCATAAAGCAAATCTTATGGCGGTTTGCAAATCTTGTCACGATAAATTTACAAAAAATGAAACCGTACATCGTCGCGTTAAAACAACCAAAGGATATAAAACTATAGAGATTAATATGTAACGATATATATAATGGTTAATTTCTTTAAGGGTACCATCTCATTCATGGAAACCTATTTTTTACAAATATTATTAATGGTTTTAGTGTTTTGTTTAATAACAATTTATATGGTTACTCATAATATACATATTCATAAAACCAAACATCATTTAGTGAAAGTTGCAACAATGGAGGCATTTGAAAACCCATTCGCAGAAAGTTTGTTATTTGATCCCAAAACAAATGGAGCGAAAGCCTTTGATGAAACATGCAAAAAAAATCCATACGAATGTCATAAAATATGCAATTCCTTGTCGGATTCGGAAACGTGTAATATGTCAAATAGTTGCGTATGGACTCATAGTAAAGAGGATGCAGATGGGAATAAAGAAGAAAAATGCGTTGCAGGTAATGATTTGGGAGCAACATTTAATGCGGATAATTATGTTAAAACTTTTTTCAAGGGTTTAGAAATTAATATTTAGAAAAATTGATTTATATATATATTATCTTATATAAATCAAAGAACAATGATTATTCCAGTGAAATGTTTTACGTGCGGTAATGTTTTGGCAGACAAATACATGTTTTATACGAGAGAGGTAAGAAAGATGAAATTAGACAAAGAGCAAGACCCCGATAAAGTAGTTTATTTAACAAAAGATTTTGCGGAAAAAACTCCAGAAGGAATTGTTTTAGATAGTTTAGGATTAAACAGAATATGTTGTAGGAGACATATGTTGACGCACGTTGATATTGAATAAATATCTTACAAATATATATATGCGTAAGAATAGTTTAATGAGAAAACGGAGAAAACGAAGCACACGGAAACACAAACGTAGAAAAGCTAACAAGAGACGGACTCATAATAAAAGAAGACGGAAAAGAACGAAATACAGAGGAGGATATTCCGGTTCAGGAAACTTGATTTTGACACCTACAACTTTTTCACCTACAAATGCTTACCCACCCAATGGACCTGTTCTTGTTCCATCTCCCGGTATTACTCAGGTTGCAACAAAAGGAAGCGATCAAAGATTCTATTATCAAAAAAATAATAATGTTATGAAGGCACCCGCATCTACCAATCCACAAAAACAATCGGGAGGAAGAAGACGCACGAATAAAAGAAAAATGAAAAGAAAAAGAAAGAAACGTAAAACTCATAAGCGTAAAAGCAGAAAACATAGAAGACGTCGTCGTCATCGAGGAGGAGGTCTTTCGGATGTGGTAGAAGCTATTCCCGGTGGCACTGATGTGAGAGATGTATTTTTTAAAGCAGGTAACGTAGTAGGTAGTTTGTATAGTCAATATAATGGATTTGGTGGGACAAATCAACCACCAATGACCAATTATACAGCTGGACAACCAATTAATAAAC